AGGAGCGCATCCATGGCATGTTTCAGCCGCTTCTCTCAAAAGGAGGACGTGTTGATCATGATCGTGCGGTAACCATACCGCTTATTCATCGGAGGTGTCTTGCAATCTCGCAAGAGGGCTCGACCTGAGCCCACTGACGTGACTGTCGTCGAACAACTCCACGGTGGCCCCAAATCTGGGGAAATCGGGACTTACGTCGATAGCTACGTGAACGGTCCTGACTACATGGAAATCGTTGACTTCCACAAAAAGCAGCGACCAAATGGGAAAGGACGGTACGGCGTCACTCCGCTTCGGAAGTTCCGCGCGCAAGTGCGGGGTTCTGGAACCGGATCAAGGACAAATTGGCCTTGGCCCGGGGAAGTCGTCCAGTTATTAAAACCTGGCCCCCAACTGTATCTCCGGAATCTCGGGAAATTTACCGAGTCCGAAGGCAATTCGGTCAGGCACCTCCTGTCGCTGACGGACGCATGGGGCTCTGAAATGAGCTCCTATGCGACTGAAGCTCGACTCAAGTTTGAGGATCAAATTCCTCAACAGCTAAGTATTCCTAACTTTGCTTACGAATTTGGAGAGGTCAAGGACCTTGCCAAAGGCGTGCTTGAGTTTGCTCAGAGTTTCAGTTCTAAGAGCGTCGCCGGTTCCTATCTCGCTTGGGAGTTTGGAGGGGCCCCCTTAATCGGGGACCTTGAAAATCTTGCCAATCTTTATTCTACTGTCGCTTCTAGGATTCAACACCTAAAAGATACTTGGGGTAAAGAGACTAATTTAGTTCACGTTAAACGTGGTCTAAATAAGTTGCCCGTATTGAGAGATTGGATTGAGCTCCCAATCTCCTCAATCGGACCAGTAGGTAGATTTGACGCTTGGCCGATCGACCATGTCGAGAGTGTCAGGTTCTTTGGGAAGCTTACACAGCGACTCGAGGGCCTTGATACCTGGGCTGGTTGGCTCCGCGCCTTTGCTGCCGCCACGGGTTTTAATAACCCGCTTGGAATCGTTTGGGAAACTGTCCCTTTCAGCTTTGTAGTTGACTGGGTCAGTAACGTTTCCAGCTTATTCGATCGTTTCAAAGCCCAGCCTTTTCAGGGGCAATGGGACGTTTACGATGTAGGCTTTACGCAGCTCGGTGTGTCGACTTTTAAAATTCGACAACGCGACGTTCAAAACCCCGAATTAGATTACGGGGATGTTGGGATGCTGACTCTTTCAGAGCAGCGGCGCTGGATCGGATTCCCTGAGCAGATAGTCAACCTTGACTTTACTCAGATGAGTCCGAAGCAACTTATGCTATCAATCGCTCTAGGACGAGGCGTTGTCTCGTTCTAACAACTAGGAGGTTTCTCCCTTGTCTCTCGCCCAAAATATCCTTACTGGCACCAAATCGTTCCAATTTCGTCGGTTTTTGACCAACGGTTCTGAACGAGTCAAGACAGGTTCGACGCTTGCTGCGCCGGACGTGCTGACGATTCGTCACCAGACCGAGAAGTCGAAGACCGCACCGATCGCGGATCGCCACACTGTCAGTAATTCAGTGACTGTCATTGACAGTAACGGTCTTGCTAAAAATGTGACGGTTAACGTCAGCATCGTAGGCGACCGAGATCCCGCGATCACGCAGGCTGTGGTTTTGGCCGCAGTCGGCGCGACTTTCGGAATCTTCCTTGCCCCCGACTTTGTTGCTACCGGCTTAGAAACCGGCGTCGAGGGTGTGGATGCACTGAGCGACATCCTACTTGGAATGTCGTAGGACTATGGTGGGGCCGACTTCACACACCGGCCCCGCCTAACCCTTTGGAGAGACAGAGGTTTAACCACGGAGGAGTTACCTACATGGAGCCCCAGAATAGCCGTTCAACGGTAGTTTTCTACCGTGACCTAGTGTGTGACGTAATTCGTGAGAATCCGTTGCGCACTCCGCAGATGTCGGTCCTACGGGACGTGCACACTGTACGTTCACGAGTATCGGCCGAGGGATTGCCCTTCCTGACAGTTGCACTTCCGCAGTTTTGGAAGTCTGTTCAGAAGGGGCTCGAGTTTGGCAGGCTCGAACGGCCTGCAGGCTTTAAACCTTCCAAGTTGAGAGATGTGCGTCCTGCCTTCTTAGGGCAGTATCTTAAACGCCTTTTCTCAGCTGACGGAGTTCTCCTGGCGGACGCTGATCCGATGGCTGCTAAACACATCTATCAGGTTTGCGTTTTGCTGTACAAACTGGAATTACCTTATGCTCCGGAACTTGAAAGCCGGGTCGTAGGCGAATTCGTACAGACTGAGTCGGAACTCAATTTTGACATTACCGACGAAGTTGGCGGATTGCTGGTAACAGCTAGCCACCTCGTCGAAATGTTGTTCGATGGATTTTGTCCACGAACGATCGTTCCGGGTCATGGCCCAGGAGCAGTGGCTACTGGTGAGAAGCAAGAGGAGAAGTGGAGTTTTAAGAGACTCTACTCCGCTCTTAACCAGTACTATCCTTTTGCGCAGTACAACTCTGTATCTGCGGGAGAGGATAACTTACAGGAAATCGTGGATACGATCGCAGCCTTGCAAGACCTGGAAACAGGGACAGCTAAGGTTGTGTTAGTGCCCAAGGATTCTCGTGGTCCAAGGCTGATATCCTGTGAACCGTTGGAATATCAATATATACAACAAGGACTTGGCCGTAAAATAGCCAACCACTTGGAGTCGCATTGGTTAACCGCTAAACGGATTAACTTCACGGATCAGTCAATAAATCGAAAGTTAGCACTCTCTTCGTCGCAAGACAAGAAGTATGCTACCTTAGATTTACAGGCTGCCTCTGACCGTGTGTCGTGCTATCTGGTAGATTTCCTTTTCTCCAGATGCCCCGAGGTTCTCGAGGCCTTAATGGCGACACGAACGACAGCTACTACACTTCCGAATGGGGATTTACTCCCATTGAAGAAATTCGCCCCTATGGGGTCGGCTCTGTGTTTCCCGATTGAAGCGACATGCTTCTGGGTTTTAGCAGTAGCTGCTGTAATGCGTAAGCATAAAAGTCCACTGAAAGCTGTAGCCAAACACACGTATGTTTATGGCGACGATATAATCGTTCCTGTAGAACATGCTGTGTTGGTCATGGACGCACTGGAATCGGTCGGTCTGAAAATAAACCGACAGAAATCCTGTGTGGATGGTGCGTTTCGAGAGTCGTGTGGGATGGATGCGCATAAAGGCGTCGAAATCACACCGGTTAAGATCCACCATGTCTTCACGAAATCCAAGGACCCGTCTGTTTTGGCGGCATACGCGAGCGCGGCGAACCGGCTGTGCGAACGAGGCTACCATAGAACGGCCGAACGGATTTGGCGGAAGTTAGAAGAATCCTGGGGTCAAATCCCCTGGGGTACTGCTTTCTCTCCTTTCGTTTGTAAGTTCGCACCGTCCGCGAGGATAGCTGAATCCCGTAATAAGGATTCCCTCAAATGGCGGTGGTCACAGAATTTGCAGAGACTCGAGTTCTTTGTTGTTACCTCCTTATCTACGGGTAAGCGTGACACCAACCTCGATGGTATGCAGCGCCTTTTGCGGAATTTGATTAAACCGCAAGAGGAGCCGGGTCGCGAAGCCATTCCGAAGTCGCTTAAAAGCCGATCTCGATGGCTGCCGGTGTCAACAGTGTTAACA